GAATTAGGCACAGGCAAGAGCCGTACGGAGATGCTTGAGGAAGCAGGGTTAGAGATCAAGATTGCCCCAAGGATGGGCTTAGACGATGGCATCCAAGCGGTAAGGCGTATGTTGCCTAGATGTTGGTTCAACGTGCCAAAGGTTCAGATAGGCTTAAATTGCCTGAGAAACTACCGCAGAGACTATGACGAGAAGCGCAAGATATTCTATGAGCGCCCTCTACACGACTGGTCATCCCATGGGAGTGACTCGTTCAGATACCTTGCAATTGGTATAGATGAGGGTTCGTCATCGTGGGATAAGCCTATCAATGTCGCACCTAAATGGATTGTTTAACAGAAAGAAAACCATGTACATAATGCCCCAAGGACAAAACCTAGCGCCTAAAGTAAAAGAACTTGAAAAGCGTGTAGAAATGTTAGAAAATGCCATTAATGAATTAAAATCGGACAAACCCCGAATGGGTCGCCCTCCAAAGGACAAACATGGCACAGAACGACTTACTGTCGATATTACAGGCTGAAATTGACGACTCGATCGGCTACATTGAATCCGAGACAGTAGAACAGCGTAAGCAAGCACTTCAGGCTTACCTCCGTCAGCCGTACGGAAATGAGGTTGAAGGCAAGAGCCAGATCGTTACAGGTGAGGTTGCGGAGGCCATTGATGGTGCTTTGCCCTCACTTGTTCGCATTTTTACAGGCTCAGATCAGATTGTCGTATTTGAGCCACAAGGCCCAAGAGACGAAGCGTCTGCAAAGCAAGCCACGGACTACTGCAATTGGGTGTTCCACAGGGATAACGATGGCGTAGCTATCTTGCATGACTGGTTCAAAGATGCCTTGATGCAGAAGAACGGCATTATCAAAGCCTACTGGAATACAGAAGAAAACATCACCAAAGAGCGTTACTTCAATCTGTCAGACGATGAACTGGCAATGTTGATGTCTGACGATACGATGGAGATCGTTGAGCAAGATACAGAAGACTTCCCTATCCTCGACCAAATGGGTAATCCTGCGATTGACCAAATGGGTCAGCCAATGGTTAACTCAGTCCATAATGTTGTTGTCCAACAGAAAAAGATGGTTGGTAAGGTGGTGATCGAGAATGTCCCACCAGAGGAATTCTTGATTAGCAAGAAGGCTAGAACGATTGCAGACAGCCCATTTGTAGCCCATCGTCAAATGTTAACTCGTAGTGATCTGATCGCTATGGGCTTTAACAAGAAGCAAGTAGAAGGCTTGCAAATGGACGATGCTCTTGCTTACACACCAGAGCGTGTAGCACGTTTCTCAGCAGGTGAGCAGCCTTATCAAGTCCAGACTGATGACCCATCCATGCAAGAGATTGAGGTCTTTGAGTGCTATGTAAAGACTGACTTGAATGGTAAAGGTATTGCTACACTTGTTCAGGTGTTCTACGCAGGTAACGAGATTCTCCAAGACAAGCGTGGCAAGGAAATGATTGAGGAAGTGGATTATGTTCCTTTCCACTCTATCTGCCCAATTCCAATTCCGCACAAGTTCTTTGGCAACTCACTTGCTGACAGAACAACTGATCTGCAACTGATTAAGACAACAATCACTCGTCAGATTTTGGATAACCTCTATCTGACAAACAATGCCCGAGTGGTCGCTGTTGAAGGACAAGTAAACCTTGACGACTTGCTTACATCTACTGCTGGTGGTGTTATTCGTGCTAAATCTCAAGGAGCTGTTCAACAACTTACAGTCCAAAACGTAGCACAAGCATCTTTCCCAATGCTTCAGTACTTGGATACAGTCCAGTCTAAGCGTACAGGCGTATCTGATGCTTCTCAGGGCTTAGACCCATCTATCTTGCAGAACGTGACAGCCGCAGCTATTGCGTCTATGTCTCAAGCAGGTTCAGGCAAGATCGAGTTAATGGCTCGTATCTTTGCTGAGACAGGCGTTAAGTCTCTGTTCAAGGGTATCTTGCATCTTCTCTGTAAGTACCAAGACAAGCCTCGTTTGGTTCGTATGCGTGGCGAATTCGTAGAGTTTGACCCTCGCACATGGGCTAACCAGTATGACGTAGCAATTAACGTAGGCTTGGGTGCTGGTAACAGACAAGAGCAAATGGCTATGTTGCAGATGATCGTTGCTAAACAAGAGCAACTCATTGGTCAGTATGGCCCTGCTAATCCTTATGTTTCACCTGCTCAGTATCGTTCTACCTTGGGCAGAATGGTTGAGGCGGCAGGGTTCAAGGATAGTGCTGAGTTCTACAAGGCAATTACGCCAGAGCAAGATCAGCAATTGTCTAACCCTCCACCACCACAACAGCCTCCAATGCCTCCAGAGGTTCAGGCTTTGATGCAGAAGACACAAGCTGAGATTCAAGCTAATCAACAGAAGGCTCAAGCTGATATGCAATTGCAACAGCAACAGCAACAGATTGATATGCAAATGGCTCAACAGAAGGCTGGCCTTGAGATGCAATTGATGCGTGAAAAAGAAGCGGCTAAGTTGCAATTAGAGCGTGAGAAACAACAGGCTTACTTTGCTATGAAACAGCAAGAGTTTGAGGTTGAGGCTCAATTGAAGGCCATGAAGGTAGGCGCAGGTATCACATCTAACGTAGAGATTAAGGGTTAATCATGGCTGCTATTGATGATCTGATTGAGCAAATCCTTGGTCAAAAGACTACTGACAAATGGACTGGTGAGGGTTATGGCGGTGCTGAAGCCAATGCCAAAGCCATGGCTAAACTTTTGGCTGATGCTGGCATTACTGACATTCGGCAGTTTGGCAAGGTTGACAAGTATGAGCCAGTAGAGGTTACTGGTTACTCGCTGAATGGCAATACAGTACAAAACCCAAGCAAAGGCGTTTTCTACGAGCAAATCCCTCAATATGATGGTGAGGGTGGAATCCAAGGCTTTCAAAGACGTAATCTATCTCCTGAAGAAATTGCACAAGTTCAGCCTCAATATGGCATCGTTGAGACTGATGCTGATGGTGGTCGAGTAGTAAGACAAGTAACCAATGTCACAGAAAAAGATGGGCAGCTACTTGGTGTTACTGGTCAAACATGGGGCAACAAAGAAACTGGTCAAGCAGTCAATAGAGGCTCTGGTAGATGGGAACGCCAAGGTGGTGAGGATTTATTCTCAGGAACAGGCGCAGGTGATGGGAATACTGGTTTCCGTGTACAAATGTCTCCTGATGGCACACCAGTCTTCTACACAACAAAAGGCTCTAGCTCTGACCTAGCTGACATCATGCCTATCGTGCAACTTGGCTTAATGGCTACTGGTGCGGGTGGTGTTTTAGGCAATGCACTATTGGGTGCAGGCGCTAATCAAATAGCCGCAGGTGCTTTAGGTGGTGCATTGTTGGGTGGTGGTACTGCTGCTCTATCTGGCGGTGATGTACTCAAAGGCGCTTTGTTAGGCGGTGCAGGCGGTGCTTTATCTGGTTACCTAAACCCTGCTACTGGTGAGATTTCAGCCACACCTACAGAGGGCGCTATTCCTGTAACTGGTGAGGAACTTTCTGGCTTAGGTGCAAATACAGCAGGGTACTATGACGAGATCACAGGCGCTTTTGTTCCTGACGTTAATGGCGGACTTCAAGGCCCATTGACAAATGCAACAAGCGGCACAAACATTGGCTCAATGGCTGGTTATGACTATGACCCTGTAAGCGGTAATTGGACAATGCCAAACGGAGAGATTGTTAACACTTTGGTGACAGAAAATCCTGTGACTAATGGTGGCGACATCATGAGAAACGCAGGTGCAATGCCTTCTGCTTCACTAGCTGACAAGGCGGCAACTGCTGCTAAAGGTTTGGGTGTATCTGATGCACTAAGAGCCGCAGGACTTGTAGGTGCATTGGCTGGTGGTGCTAAAGCTCTTGATGGTGGTTCTGGTGGTTATCCAATTGTTCCTATTCCTAGTGACTGGACAAGCCCAATCAAGCCTACTGGCGTAGCAGAGTTCACACCTTTAGCACCTATCGACTTTGGCAACAAAGAGATGTTGCAAGGCACTCAATGGGAAAAGTTGCTAGACCCTAATTATGGTCAAGCCCCTGCAATGCCATCCATGCCAACAAACCCAAGTAACATGGACTTCAATCAATTGATGGGCATACTAGGGAATACCCGCACATCTATCCCTACTCAGAGCGTTTCAATCAACGATGTAATTGCAGGAATACAAAGCCAATATGGACAAACACCAACAGGCTCAATGGGCTAAAAACCTATTGAATGATGACTTTTTCAAAGAAGTCATAGATAATTTGAAAAAAGAGCAGATTAGTGTGATAATTAACACAAGTAGTGCTGATATTAGTGTAAGAGAAGACGCTTACCGCCATATCAAGACGATTGAATTGATTACAGGACACCTAGAAGGCTTGGCCTCGGAGACCTTAATCAAAGAGAAGAAATGGAAAATTCTGTAAGGGAAACCTTACCCTCCGTCCAGAAGGTTTCTGGCGATTTTTGAGATGACACATGGAAAACACCAACCCAAGCGGGAGTGAAAGCCTAAATGTAAACCAAGCCGCTTCAGCGTTTGAGAATCTGATGGGTGATGATGACGGAGCTAGTGATAGCCAACCCGAAAGTCAGTCAGAGGAATATCAAGCTAGTGATGAAGCTGAACAAGAGTATTCAGAGGAATCTGAGGAAATTGAACAACCCAAGCCTAGATATAAAGTCAAAGCTAGTGGTGAGGAAGTTGAGGTAGAACTTGACGAACTTATCAAGGGTTATCAGCAAGGTACGGACTACACTAAAAAGTCTCAGGCTCTAGCTGAACAGCGCAAGGCATTAGATGCTGAACGCCAACACTTAGAGTATGTGAAACAAGAGCGACAAGCATACGCCCAGAAATTGCAAGCGTTGGATAGCTTCCTTACGCAACAAGATCAGGGTGTTAACTTAGATGTTCTAAAGGAAACAGACCCTATTGGCTATGCCGTAGCGGTAGCTGAACAGAGTCAGCGAGAGAAGCAGTTAGCAGTAGTTAGAGCCGAAAAGCAACGCCTTGCCCAACAGCAACAAGCAGAGCATCAAGCCTCTCTGCAAAACCATCTCCGCCATGAGTCTGAGAAGTTAACCAGTCTGATTCCTGAGTTAGCCACTCCACAGGGTGATGCGGTTCGGAAACAAATCCGTGACTATGCGAAATCTGTTGGATGGACTGACCAAGAACTCGGTCAACTGTATGACAGTCGTGCTGTGCTGACTTTGTATAACGGAATGAAGTATGCGCAACTTCAAAAGAGCAAGCCAGAAGTAACCAAGAAACTTCAAGCTGCTCCAAAGATGATGCGTTCTGGAACTTCAGCCCCGCCTACTAAGTCGTCACAAGATAAAAACGCTATGCAGAGATTGCGTCAGACTGGAAAAGTCACAGACGCAGCCAAAGCATTTGAACGATTCTTTTAATTTTGGAGTTTTAAAATGGCTACATATCAAACCTACACCGCTATTGGTCAGCGTGAAGACCTCTCGGATGTTATCTATAACATCAGCCCCACAGACACACCTTTCATGTCTTCTATTGGCAAGACTAAGGCAACTGCTGTTTATCATGAGTGGCAGACTGACTCTTTGGCAGCCGCTTCTTTGAGCAACTACGCAGTCGAGGGTGCAACAGCATCTGACGCTACTATGTCGCCTACTACCCGTGTTGGTAACCGCACTCAGATCGCTCAGAAAACTATCAAGATTTCTGGCACTTTGCAGTCTGTTGACAAAGCTGGTCGTAAGTCTGAAAAGGCGTTAGCTTTCAATTAAGCGCCCATATTCGGTAACGAATATTGAAAAACTAGGTGAATTGCTGGAAACTCCTTAGAGCCTGATACACCACAACATAGCCCGAAAGAGCAAGTGTGATGGTAAAAAAAGAATCAGGATTAGGCAATCAGCAGCCAAGCACCGTATAGGTGAAGGTTCAACGACTAGGGAGTAATCCCGTAGAGCTAAGTAGCTCGAAGTGCCTAGCCCCTCGAATGAGGGTGAAGATATAGTCTGATCTTGTATGAGAGTACAAGCCTCGAAAGAGGGTCAAGAAAGTAACGAATCTTGGCAAACACAAATGATCAATTGGCTAAAGCCTCTAGCGAAATCAAGCGTGACATGGAAACTACCCTGTTGAGCAACCAGACTGCTGCTAACGGCAACAGTTCTACTGCTCGCAAATTGGGTGGTCTGCAAGCATGGTTGAACAGCAACTATGATGGCGGTACTTCTGGCGTGGCTGGTGACTTGGGTACTACTGCTCGTACCAATGGCACAAACCGCACTTTCACAGAAGACATCTTGAAGACTGTTATCCGTGAAGTTTACGCTTCTGGTGGCAATCCCAAAGTGTTGATGGTCAACCCTGCACACAAGCAATTGGTTTCTGCCTTTGCTGGTATCGCTGCACAGCGTTTCATGGCCCCTAGCAATGCTCCTACCACCATCATTGGTGCGGCTGATGTCTATTTGAGCGATTTCGGTACAGTTTCTGTTGTGCCTAACCGCTTTATGACTTCTACCAACTCATGTGATGAGACAGCATTTGTGCTTGACCCTGACATGGCTGCTATTGCTTATCTGCGCCCATTCCAGACCAACGAGTTGGCTGTTACTGGCGACAATGAAACCACACAATTGCTGTGTGAGTACACATTGGAAGTTAAGAACCAAGCTGCTCACGGCATCATTGCTGACCTCACACCCTAATCTGGTGTAACCCCGAAAAATGCCTCAGACTTAAACCTCTGGGGCATTTTCTTTTCTAGGCAAACTGATAGAATTGCACTATGGAAAACATTAGACAAACTGCTGTTCATGCCGATGGCGAAGGTGGCATCGTTATTCAAACTCGTCAGGATGTGTCTGACATTGTTGAGCAGAACAAAAAAGAATATAACTCGTTTGACGAGAGAGCAAGATGGTCTGACCAACTGTTTGGCAATAAGGTTGCATCTATCCCAATGACAGTTATTGATGACTTGAACAAAGCTGGAATCATGCGAGGTTTTGCTGTTCTTGATGACAAGCGTTTTGCTGCTTGGTTAAATGACCCAATGAATCGTGCATGGCGCACTAGAACAGGAGTAGTATGAGTTTCGCAACATACTCTGATTTAAAGACCTCTATCGCAGGTTATCTTGCTAGATCAGACTTGACTAGCCAGATTCCAGACTTCATTACCTTTGCTGAGAATCGCCTCCGCAGAGAACTAAGAATTCGTCAGATGCTCAAGTCTGTAACGACAGCTACAGTATCTGGTGATTCAACTGTTGAAGTACCTAGCGACTTCTTACAGATTCGTGATTTTGTCGTTTTGACAAACCCAATTCAGCCATTGAGTTACTCTAGCCCTTCTGCGTTGTCTAATGACCCCAGAGCATCAGAAGTTGGTGTTCCTAAGTCTTATACGATCTTGGCTAACGAGTTCTTACTGTCGCCTCCTCCTGATGGTGTTTATACACTCAGGCTTTTGTATTACTCTGCGCCAGCATATCTGTCTAGCACGAACGCTTCTAATGTGTTCCTTAATGTTGCTCCTGATGCGCTACTTTATGCTGCATTGATTGAGGCCGAGCCTTACTTGATGAACGATGCTCGAATCAATACATGGGGAACTATGTATGACAGAGCGATCTCCTCCCTTACCAAGTCTGATGAGAATACTCAGTACTCTGGTGTCCCATTAGCAATGAAACTTACTGCAAGGTGAAACTATGGCTGAAATGTCTAACTATCTCGAAAATGCGTTAATCAATGTAACGCTACGAGCAACCTCTTACACAGCACCAACAACTGTGTATGTGGCACTTTATACCTCTGACCCAACTGATGCTGATACTGGAACAGAGTGTTCTGGTACTAGCTATGCTCGTCAGGCTGTGACCTTTGGTGCGCCTAGCAATGGTGCGACTACCAACTCTGCGGCTGTTGAGTTTCCTCAAGCTGGTGGCTCATGGGGAACGATTACCCATATCGGTATTCGTGATGCTTCTACTGCTGGCAACTTGCTGTATCACACAGCCTTGGATGCGTCTAAGACCATTGCAACTGGTGATGTGTTTCGCATTGCCTCTGGTTCATTGAGCGTCACATTGGCGTGAGATGGCTGATTTACTGCCTCCGTGGACAATCGACTCGCTAGACAATTTAAAGTCTAGCATTGATGACTTAACACTCACAACCGATAGTCCAC